AAAACCATAGTAGTAGTCGTGGGCCATGGCGTATGCTGCGATCTGCATGTAATAATCTTCAATCCATTCTTGTTTCTTCGGACGGTTAGATTGCTTGAAGTCAACAATGCTTTCCATGCCGTTGTGTAAACAAACCAAGTCCGTGCTCCCTGCATAAAGGCCCGGGTAATGTAATGTAACTTCCGAACCATAATATTCTTCCACTGGCGCAAGACCCACCTCAATAATTTTGTCGGCCATGGGACTCGCCTCTTGTCCGATTGTTGTAAGATCATCGTAGCCAGTTCCGAGGATATAGTGCTCCAGGAATTTGTGCATAGCTGTCCCCCGATTACTACTATGGTTTTTGATTCTGTCTGCTTCTGCTTCACCTACTTTGGCCTTCCATTGTTTTATAAAATTTTGATCTTTAGTGGCTCCTAATATCGTAGTAACACTTGGAAGTCTATAATTATTTATCTCATAAACTCGTTTTCCTGATCCGTGGTCCGTGATCTGTTTTCCTTGTATATAGTTGTATTTACTAGATTTTTTTAGACCTTTAACCTTGCCTTGTTTTTCAAGTTTATCGACCATCTTATGATAATCTTTTATGTCTTTATCATCCATCATTTAACGCTCTTCTTATTTTCAAAAATATTATTATTAAATACACGGATAAGTCTAGATATTTCAACCTCATGTTCCTTACCATGTTTATCTTTAAAAATTACCTTACAATCATCTGCCGGTAATTTAGTTTCTCCATAAAGTAATACTACATCATCAATCATTTTTAGATCCTATTTCGTATGCAATATAAAAACCAATTACAGTTAAAGTTACACCTAAAAAAAATAAACCTATCATAATTTATTTCTCAATTCTTTTAAATATTCTAAATCTTCTCTATCCATTTTATTACGTTTAGATTGCTCGTAACTCTTTTTTAATTCTTCTTGTTCTCTTTGACCAAATATTTCATCCCATCTTTGACGATACTTATTATCAACCGGTCTAGACCTACCATCGTATTTAAATTTTTTATCTGTCATCGCTTATTTTTTATCATTTCTAAATACTCATGCGCCTCTTGACGTCTAATCATTTTAGCATAAGCTATTCGTTGTTTATTTCTAATAATTTTAACATGTTTACGCCATGCCCACGTATTTATTTTTCCTGCATAATCCATTACAAAATGTAAAAAATTATATACAAATTTATCAAACATTTTTATGCCAAAAGTCATAATGTTCTTTTTTTTTTCGTTCTACTTCTAGATCAATTACATTATCATTTACGTCTTGTATATTAGGTTCATAATGGTCAATTATTTTTTCAATATCATGTAACTTAACTACAGCATAAGGCCATAGCTTTTTACAAACATATAAACAATCTCTAAACGAACAACGCCAACGCCATTGTTTTTTCTTACCCTTCGGTACTTTCTTAGGTCTAACAGTTCCAACCATTAACGTTTCATGTACAAGTTCTATAACGTTTTTATCTGTCATAGAGATTTCCATATTGATACGCCAACAATTGTAAGTGCCGTTTTTCTTTTTCTCTTTGTATTTTTTATAAGTAATACAACCTTCACCATCAAACAATCCTGCAATGTAAGGTATTTCTAAAAAATAATTATTATTCATTTACTTGTAACCAATCTTAATACAGTAGTATAAGGATTAGGACTTAGATCTCTAGTGCAACTTGCGAGCATTATCTGTAATATAATCAGCATCGATATAAGACTCCACAACTTCGGACTCATCCACATATATTTCTCCTTCCGACTCACACGTTTGACATTGTACAACCACGTGTTCTCTTCCTTCTTCTAAAACAGCTTTAATATATCCGTTACCATTACAGTCCGGACATATTGCTGAGTGTTCGTTATATTTTTTTAATTTGGCCATTTAGTTTCTTCGCTTTTTCATTTGCAATTGATTCAATGGTTTTAGATATTGATAATTTTGCATCTGGCAGTAATACTTTAGACAAAGCTATCAATTTCTTGTATGTTTCATGTGTTAATGATACATTTCTATATTTAGTAATATCAGTCATAATCCCTTTCATTTAATTATGATGATAATATAGGAGATTAATTATAAAAGTCAATGGCAAAATTTATTTTAATAATGTTTATTTGTAGCGGTGTTCCAGGAAATGATTGTCAACCTATGACGACACCTATTAAAGATTTTAATACGTATCATGAATGCGCTATATATGGTTATGAATTTTCTACTGAATTATTAAAAGATTTTAGTCCAGATTTTGTAGATAGTTATCAGGCTTTTACTGCTTTTGATTGCAAAGAAAACAAACTTATTTGACAATGTGTCAAAATTGTGTTATGGCTTAATCTTCTCACCACAATTAAACCTATCCATCACTCTCTCTTTGGATAGGTCTATCTACACATACATCCGGTTAAACTACCACTGCCATCTTTCATGATGTGTAAATTTAAAGTATCAACGTAGCCTGTTAGTTTTATTCTAAGAATTTCACACAATTCAGAACAATTTACTTCACTTATTAACTCCATACCTTCTAATATTTTATCTGTTACTGGTATTAGTTGGTATATTCCTTCGTTCAATATTATGAGGTCCATTTGCAAACTCCTTTATTAGTTTGTACCAAAGATTTTTGTAATATACATCTTTAGTTTTGTTGTATTCGTTTGCTACTTCGTCCAATTTTTTTAGTAAGTTTCTCTCCATTGCTCGTTCCTAACGTTATTATTTTTTTAATGCTATGTGCTTTTAAATCAACTTTAACACCATAAGGCCGCCATGCTTTTTTCATTAAATTTAATTCTAATAAAAAAGTAGACCATTGTCCTTGTGATATGCCTTCTACATTTATTGTTACTGTTTTCATATTTTCTTTCTAGCAATATAATCATAGACAGGTTTATGATTTTCATTACCTTTTTCTTTTTTATTTTGGAATAACTCTATTCTTCCTTTTTGTGCTGCTTTCATAAAAGCATTAGCAGGTTCTCTAACATGGATATCGTTTTTATCTTCAGTTAAATGACCTGAATAATAAATAACACAAGATCCTATTTCTGCAATGTCTACCCATTTTTCTACATTTTTTTTGTTCATTGTATTACTTTCGTGTTAGTTGGTTTATTAAATATGCACCCTTTTATTAAACAAGGTAATGTAAAATCTCTTGGTTTTGGATTGTCTCCAACCAAATTAATATCACATTTATCACATACTCCTCTTGCCATTAGGTCTCCAGAAGTTCCACCGACTTTCTCAACCATATGCCAATCTTTTTTATCAATTAATTTAGCAACAAATTTTATTCCTGCTACAATGTCTTCAGCTTCATACTTAGAATTAGCAGCTGTTAAAATTAATTTTTTGTAAGCAAGATAAGGTTTAGCTTCTTTTTTTAATTGTTTTACTTCGTCTCTAAGAAGATCTTCTATAGTTATTTCTTTAGTTTTTTTCATATTTTACCTTTCTATCTTTCTGTATAGGATATTAATTGATGTTTGTCAACGTCCTTGTCCACGGTATTTTTTAAACATACGTCGCTTACTTTTGTTCATTTTTGCTAAGCTAGGATTTCTACCTATGCTTGTTTTATGAAATGTAGGTTCGTGTTCTACTTTTGCGTATAAACCTTTAGCTTTTTTAGCCATCTTTTAATACTAATTCAGCTTTTTCTTGTTCACTTAAATTCATACTAGGTATGTATGCTATTTTACCATTAATGTGTTGTTTAAGATTATCACCACATATAGTGCATTTATAAAATTCTGGTACAACTGATACTAGAATAGTGTCTTGTTCACAATTAGGACACAAACCATTAACAACTTCTGTGTTAAATTTTATTTTATGTTTGATAGACATTAGTTTGTTGCTAGTGGATTACTCGTGCTTACTTTAATTTCTTCTATTTGTACTTGTAATAGTTCTATTTGTTTTTCGTTAACTAAAATTTTTGTATGGCCATGATTATTTGCACCATCTAATTCATCAGATAATTTTGCAATTTTTTCCTCTATCACTGCTATTTGCGCAGAATAATCAGTTGTAGATCTGTTTTCTAATACATTAATTTTTTCTGTAAGTTTGCCGTAAGTTGCAAACCCACCACCTATTGCAACTACTGCTGCAATTAATGCTGCAATTCCTGCAAGTTGATCTTTAAGATTTTTCACTATGAGTTTTTTCCGTATGCTCTACCACCACCTCTTAGTGCTAGTTTAACTTTACCACCTTTAGAAAAAATCATTTTTTTTGTTTTTCCAGTAGTACTATCTATAACATTAAATTCTTTTGTTGTTGGATCTTCATTCATAAATTTAAAACCAGATTCACCACCTATTTCAGCACCTTTTTCTTGTTTTTT